GAAACAGTATTAGATGTTTTAGATCCAGTTAGATCTGATGAAGATCGACCAAGACCTCAAGCAACTCAATACACTTTTGGTTCTGCTGGAAAAACTCCTAGATACGATACAAAAGTATACGGGGCAGAGGCAGTAAATTCTAATTTTAATATAGGGTTTACTAGGGGAGATAAAAGTGACAACTTTGCCAAGAAGGGTTTACGCGATAAGTTTGGTATAACTATCACCGCTGACTACGCAACAGAATCAGCTTTAGCCCCTCTAAACCTTATAACAGGTGTACCTTTAGCAAGCACGATAGCAGGAACACTCATAGGAGATACTCAAGAGGCTCCATTCGCTACTGAAGAAGGTGGGACTAGACAATTTGCTCCAGCGGGGGGTCTAGGAAGATTTGCGTTAGACATAGCTAACTCATTTCATGTCAAGAACGCAGCAGCAGTTACAAACTCTTTACTCGAAGGAGGAGGCACCGCTGGTGCCCTCATGTCTATCAACGGTATGCGTGTCAGTCGTGCGCCCGGTAGTTTTCAATACACTGGTAATTTATTAGGTTTAGATCGCAATCAAGTCATAGCTCTCGAAGGGACCAACTACGGATTTATTGGAGGGTTTACCGAAGAGTTTGATGAAGCCACTGGTACTTACAAACGTACGGGCACAAAAGGGCTTATGTCCGAAGTGAGCGGGGACGGAGGTGTAGCCGCCAGAGCTAACGGAGGAGACTACAATTTTGAAACTGGAAGCTATACTGACTCACTAGGTAATACTTTTGGTGGGGGCATGAAGTCTGATGCTGTAGCAGCCATAGCACAAATAAATAAAAAATTTAAGAGTAATTTAAGTTGGACGGAAATAGCCGCGACTCGCAAACAAGTGCAAACTGACATTTTTGGTAATTTAAAACCCAACACTCCGTCTTTCAAAAAACTTCTAGAAGAAAAAGCAAAAGCTAATGCAGCTTTAAGCAGCACGGAACAAAAACCCGAAGACAATATTGTAGAGCGCACAGACACAACAACTCAAGATGCTCCAGCAACTGATGCGGGTAAGTTCATGGTTGAACAGGCCCAAGAAAGAGCACGTCAAGAAAGAATAGCCGCTGAAAGACGAAGTTACGCACAAGGACAAGCCAGACAAGACCCAGAAAAAGATGAACCCAGAGGCGGTAGCGAGGGTTCTTTTGGAAGTGGCGGTTTCGAAGACAGCGACAGATTCCGTGCTAGAGGCGGTCTTGTCGGCTACGCACCCGGCGGCGTAGCAGCCGCACCAGCGGGTTTTGTAGAGCGTCCGCCGTCACAGGTATCCGAAGCTGCTACAGTGGCTGATGACAAGCCTATGAGCGTCCCAGAGGGCACGTTTGTAATCAATGCTGCAGCCGTAGAATTTGCTGGTGAACAAGACATCGTTGACATGCTCAATGAAGCATATAGAAAGGCTGAAAAGAAGGGCATACAACCCCCCACTAAAGAGACACTAGATGTGGCAGTATCTAAGGGAGAGGTAATTGTCCCTCCGTTTCTTGCTAAAATTATAGGCTATGATCGTCTAGAAAAAATTAACAATCGCGGTAAGGCAGAAGTTAATAGACGTATAGAAAAGGCAGATAAACGTCAGAATCCTCGCTCTATGTTTTTGGGAGGTATAGTAGAAGCTATATTTGGTAAAAAAGAAGAGGAGCCAAAAACAGAAACATTTTTAGCTCCATCACCAAGTAAAGAAAAAACTCCCGTAAAAAAGGATCTGACTCCAACAGAGGGATTTGTTAAAAAGGACACGCCACCATCTACGCCTTTACCAAAAAGAACAGAGTTTGAAAACACAGCCTATGAACTTTTAGAGTTGCTAGAGGGCAACAGAACAGAGGGATATGTCCCGAAAGTTAACAGACAAAGTGGTGTCACCGTTGGTATAGGATTTGACTTAGGACAACACAATCCTACTGATTTAGAAAAAATGGGAATAAACACAAACCTCATTTCAAAGCTAACACCATACCTATTAAAGAAGGGCGAAGCAGCAGAATCAGTTTTAGAGTACGAACCCTTGTCACTCACAGAACGTGAGGTACAAGATCTAAATACAATCGTGCTTCGTAAAAAATACGAAGAGTTTGCAGAAAAGTATCCCGAATACGCAAAATTGCCTGATGCTGGTAAGAGAGCAGTTTTATTTTCAACGTCATATTTAGGGGCAATAGGAAGGTACAAAGCTTTTCGTGAAGAATTTAACAAAGCTAAAAATATTAAACAAGCCATAAAGAAAGGCTTACTTGGAAAAATTAGTAAAGGCGATGCGGAGTATAACCGCGCTAAGAAAGCATTAAAATGGTATGAGGGATACGAAACGAAAACCATGCGTGTTCCAAAACCAAAGCCCAATTCGTCGGCTACCCGCTAATAACGGCCCCGACACAACCGGAGCGGCTACCTACAAGCCAAAGTAGCCCCGCTAACAAGAGGTAATAAAATGGCAAAACCAAGAGGCCACCGTGCCAACAAACCTAACGATTCATTCGGAACAATTAACAATGATTCGTTATATCGTGGAAAGCACCGCGAAGATGTCTACAAAGATGATGATGAAGACAACGAAGCGGAAGAGACTGTAGAAGCACAAGAAGCGGACACCGAAGAGGCCACTCCCGAAAGTGCAGACAGCTTTATTTCAAACAAAAAGGAAGCAGAACACGATTATAAGAAACGATACGACGATCTTAAACGTCACTACGATACTAAGGTAAATGAGTTCAAAGGTGAAATCAACGAACTTAGGAAGTCGCTAGAACGGCGGGAGGTAGAAATGCCAAACAACGTAGCGATGCCGAAGACGATGGAAGAACTAGAAGAATTTAAAAACCAGTATCCAGAAGTGTTTGATGTAGTCCAAACCGTTTCTTCGCTTCAGACAGAATCACAGGTATCCCAACTCCGCGAGGAATTAGGTACGATCAAAGAGCGAGAAAAAGATTTAGAGAAAAAAAATGCTTATCAGCAACTTGTTTCTCATCATCCAGACTTTAATGAAATTAAAGAAGATGAAAAGTTTCTTTCTTGGCTTGAAGAACAGCCTGAATCTATTTCTGATGGCATCTATAATAATAACACAGATGCTAAATGGGCGGCACGGGTCATAGACCTCTACAAAGCCGATGTAGGCTTAACAACCAAGAAGAAGACCAAGAAAGCTTCCGCTGCTGATGCAGTCACAAAGACCCCTGCTAGGGAGGTGGCTACATCAAAAGTAGAAGGCAAAATTTGGAAAGCTTCTGAAATCCGTAGTCTCAAACCGTGGGAGTTTGAAAAGCTAGAAGGCGAACTAGACTCCGCACGTCAAGAGGGACGGATCGATCCTAACAACTAACCTCATAGAAGAAGAGGAAAGAACCAATGGCATTTGGTACTGCTGCAGGTTATGGTAACCTGCCCTCCGGTAATTTTGCACCGGAGATTTTTAGCCAAAAAGTCCTCAAGTTCTTCCGTCGTGCTTCGGTTGTAGAAGATATTACTAACACCGACTACGCGGGTGAGATTGAAAACTTTGGCGATACGGTTCGCATAATCAAAGAACCAACAGTCACAGTCAGTTCGTATACACGGGGTTCCGTCGTAAACGCTCAAGACTTGGCTGACGATCAAATCACGATGGTTGTCGATAACGCAAACGCTTTCGCGTTTAAGATCGACGATATCGAAGAGCGGCATTCGCACGTAAACTTCGAAGCTCTTGCTACCTCATCAGGTGCATTTGCGTTGAAGCGTAAGTACGATGCAAACGTCCTGCAAGCTATCTCCGATGGCGCAGGTATTGCTGGTGCTGACGATGCGTCACTGTCAGGTGGTCTTACCACTACGAACAGTGCGCTGGGTACCGCATCCGCTCCTGTCAACGTAGAAACTGACGATGCTGGCATCAACCTGATGCTGCTGATGGCACGTACTCTGGATGACCAGTCTGTGCCAGAAGAGAATCGTTGGTTTGTAGCACCACCAATCTTCTACGAGAAGATGTTCCAAGCTGGCAATAAAATTGCTGAAGTGCAGGTAACTGGTGATGATACTTCTCCACTGCGTAATGGTCTTGCTCTGCCGGGTACCCTCGCTGGTTTCCGCTGTTACAAGTCTACTGCGCTTAACTCAACAGCAGGTACCGATCAGGTAACTCTGTCTGGTGTGGCAACTGACGCCTCTGAGAATGTAATTCTTGCTGGTCATATGTCGTCCACCTCCACTGCTTCGCATATCGCTAAGACCGAAGTGGTTCGTTCAACTGAGTCGTTCTCTGACGTTATTCGTGGTCTGCACGTTTTTGGTCGCAAAGTTCTGCGCCCAGAAGCTGTCGTTCGCGGCGTCATCGACTTCGCGTAAGGGAGGGCTAGGTAAATGGCTACTATTGATCGTACCCCTAACGGCGGAACTACTGGACATCCAGCAAACGTCGCACGTCCCTACGTGGTAACTTCACAAGTGCATGATACTGCAGATGGCGGTACAGGCGGTGATGTCGTTCAACTGATCGACGTTCCTGCAGATACCATGATTGTTGCAGGTGCTTTGGAAGTTTTGGAAGCTCGTGGTAACGGGCAGATCACTCTAGACGTAGGTTTCACTGGTGGTGATGTAGACTGTTTTGTTGACGGTTCTGCTCTCGCTGCTGGCTTCACTCCGTTCCTAGAGGCTGCAGTAGGTGCGTCTGGCTCTAACGCCCGTATCCTAACTTCTGCAGACACTATTGACGCTCTCATCCTAGATGGTGGCTCTACTGGTGAATCTGCTGCACGTTTCCGTATTCACGTAGTTCTTGCGGATATTTCCAAGAACCCTGTAGAATCTGCTACGGTTTCTACCGGAACATAACAATACTTAAGGGGGCAGGGCAACTTGCCTCCTTGACAACTCTGTAGTTACGTGGTAGGTTCGGCCAAACCAGCCGGGAGATACACCATGCTACTACAACTTCTACACGAAAAAGAAGTAGACTACTGCCTTGACAACTGGGGCAAAAACGAAGACGGGGCAAAGACACAGCCTAGATCGGATGGAGAGAAACTAAAGGACAACAAAGAATGTCCTGACATGTTACCAGAAGTACGGCAACTTGTTTCTACACGACTATACAACAATCCATACCTAGAGTCTGTTATCTGTCCAAACAAAGTATCAGTTAATTTTTATAACGAGTACAAAGAAGGCGGATACTATCACAAGCACATAGATACTTTTCGTGCTGCACCCAAAGGTAACAACGTATACTTCGACTACGGATTCTCACTAGGACTTACAGACGACTACGAAGGTGGAGAGTTTGTACTAGAGAATGAGATTGGTGAGATAAGCTACACTGTAGGCAAGGGACAGTTACTTGTATTCCCTATAATGTACGCACACGGTGTAAAGCCCATAACAAAGGGAACACGAAAAGCAATCATAGGATGGATGTCGAGTAACGTATCGTACGAACAAAGTTACATCCTTAAAAATCTATACGAAGTAAATGCTGCATTTATAAAAGACAACAAAGAAGACATGGCCTTAAAATCTACCCTCGTTCAAAACTACTTGGCAAAGCATTGGGGTAGATAGCATGAACTACATCACAAGTAATATTCCGTATTTTAAAGCGTGGGTTCGCAGAGAGTATACAACAAATCACGACAGATACCACGGTGAGTTTTTACACGCTATGGTTATCGCAGTTACTACTCTACCTATGCGTACCATGTCTTTTCAAGTCTTGTTTACAGGATGCGAAGACGAAGAAGATAACGTACACGGGGGTGCTATGTGGGCACGTATGCCCTTGACTGCACTGGTAGGTGATACACCCTTCGATGAGTGGCCCACACCCATGCCCACACACTTAGCCCAACCGTGGGATTGCCAGTCACATCATCATTCGGTGTTCGTACTAAACAGGGCTACACCCTGCCCGTGGTTGGCTAAGATAGACGGAGACTTCTTTCCTGCCAAGTATTACTTCACTGTAGACTATACAGACAGCGAAGTTGCAGATGATCCTGCACAACACAAACAAAGCCACGTCTTAGAACTCTTGGATGCTGGCGAATGGACAGGCAATATAGTTGCACTTCCTAACAACAGAGTAAGGGTAACCAACCCTGCTTGGTTTGTAACGGGCGATGGCCCACCGGACTTCGCTCCTAGTCAGTGGGTCCATCATTCTAAACAAGACCCGAACTACGTAGAAGATACAGCGCGGGTATTTAACAACCTCTATGCGGAGAGTGATTATGAAGAAGATGATGAAGAGTAAAGGCATGAAGCGCGGCGGCAAGATGAAAGCCAAAGGCATGAAGCGTGGCGGTAAAATGATGAAAGCCAAAGGCATGAAGCGTGGCGGTAAAATGATGAAAGCCAAAGGCATGGCAAAGGGCGGTAAGCGCGGTGGCGCAATGACTCTAGCAGCTATTCGCTCTGCAGCTAAAGCAAAGGGCTACAAGCTGGTAAAGATGGCATAGTCATGGCACGTCGTGGATTATATGCCAACATAGCAGCCAAAAAGCGTCGTATCAAAGCAGGTAGCGGGGAGAAGATGCGTACACCCGGAAGCAAGGGTGCACCTAGTAAGGCTAACTTCCGTCGTGCTGCACAGACTGCAAGGAAAAAGTGAGATGGCAAAGAAAAAACCATTCAAACCTATTAAATCTAAAAAGAAAAAATCAGGCAGCGCAACACCTAAAAACAAAGCGTTGTACGCTCGTGTGAAGGCAGAGGCTAAGCGTAAGTTCGATGTTTATCCTTCGGCGTATGCAAATGCTTGGCTTGTTCGTACGTACAAGAAACGCGGTGGGACGTACGCCTGATGGCTAAACCAAAGGGCGGTCTGACAAAGTGGTTCAAGGAAGATTGGCGGGATGTAAAGACTGGCAAGAAGTGCGGACGTTCTGGTGCTGAAAAGAAGAAGCGTCCCTATCCTGCCTGTAGACCAGCCAAAGTTGCAGGACGTATCAGCAAAAAAGAAGCAGCGAAGAAGACTGGACCCGGCAAGGTTAAGTGGTCCGTGACTGCGTCTGGCAGAAGGAGGAAGTCTGGTGGCAAAAAGAAAGCCTGACAATATGCCAGCCCGTAATAAAAAGAACTTTCGGCCTACGAAAGCGGGGGCTGGCATGACAAAGGCTGGGGTAGCTGCATACCGACGCAAAAACCCCGGCAGTAAACTACAGACTGCTGTGACTGGTAAGGTGAAGCCCGGAAGTAAAGCAGCGAAGCGACGTAAATCTTTTTGTGCTAGATCTGCAGGACAGATGAAGAAGTTCCCCAAAGCTGCAAAGAATCCTAACAGCAGACTGCGCCAAGCACGAAAGAGGTGGAAATGTTAAACCTACTTGTAGGTCCAATCACACAACTAGCGAGTACGTGGCTTGAAGGAACGGTTGAGACAAAGAAAGCTAAGACTTTGGCGAAAGTCGCAACGGCAAAGGCTGAAGCGACTATTATGGAAAAAAAGGCGACGGGTGAGATTGACTGGGATTTAGCTGCAGTTAAGGGCAGTCAAAACTCGTGGAAAGACGAATGGCTAGTAATTTTGTTTTCCGTGCCCCTCATACTAGCATTCATTCCGGGGATGGAAGATGTCGTATCACATGGATTTCAGCAACTGGAGCAAATGCCTCAATGGTACCAGTACAGCTTGGGCGTTATTGTTGCTGCAAGCTTTGGAGTTAGAAGTGCGACGAAGTTCTTTGGAAAGAAGTAAACATGGCAGAAATAACGATGGAAAGATTCCTCAAGTGGAAGATACTACCCCGCTTGATGATGATTATGATGTCAATATCCGCTTGGCGGGTAGTGGAGTGGTTTATGCTCCTACCAGATCCGACGAACGCACAAGCAGGTCTGGTGAGTGTAGTCACGGGGGCCATGACAGGTGCATTTGCGGTGTGGCTAGGACATGAGAAGCACTAAGCCATGGAAGTGATTTGGTCACTTATGCTGACAGTTTGTTCCCTAGAAACTTGTGCTACACAAACAATACAGTGGTTCGAAGAAAAACCCATGTGTATTGAGATGCAAACCCTTCACGAAGAATTACCTATAGACGGCGATTGGAAATCAGTAACTTATAAATGCACTGTAGTAGGAGCAAAAGAAGTATAGATGTCTATGTTTAAGATGGAAAACACGGGGAGTCACCCGTGGGAGAAAAGCCCGATGAATGCACACGCATACGATAAAGAAATGAAGTACGACAGAAACACATTTCTGTACAAACTGATTGAACATGAGGGTATGGTCCTCACTGTGTACGAAGACAGCTTGGGCATAGACACTATCGGCATAGGTCGTAACCTTCAAGATCGTGGCATCACACCAGAAGAACTAGAGTACATGGACATACCTAATATGGCTGTCGTGTACACAAATGGCATAAACGAGGCAGACGCCAAGTATCTAGCTACAAACGATATAAAGATCGTAGAGAAGGAACTGTGTAAAGCGCACCCGTGTGTATACAAACTGGATGCTGCACGACAACTTATCCTGATGGACATGGCTTTCAACATGGGTGTTCCACGTCTGTGTAAGTTTAAGAAAATGTGGGCAGCAGTAGAAGCAGGGGACTTCGATACCGCATCAATCGAAATGCTCGACTCGCGTTGGGCACGTCAGGTAAAGTCACGGGCCACCAAGTTGGCAGAGGCTATGAAGACGGGAAGTCTGTAGATGACAGCCCGACGCATACCCCGCAAAAAGGGACAACCCGCAAAGTCTAAAAAGCACAGTGATCTGTACACCGACGAAAATCCCAAAGGGACGATACACGGTTTAAAGTTTGTTAGTGCTGCCGAAGCACGTAGATCTGTAAGCAAGATACGTGCATCTGGACGATCTCACGCTCACAAGACACAAGCTGCCATAGCTATGGAGCAACGAGCAAAGGCAGCAGGAAAGAATGCCGCTGCCGCTGTATATCGAAAATTTATAGAACAACAAAAGAAAAAAACAAAACGATGACCCACGTCTTTCTCCTGTTTGTCTTTGTGGGAATAGGAGATGACAAAAAGCTAGTCAGCAACGACATGCACTTCAAAGACCTCAACGAATGTGTCTGGTACGCACAGACCCTACACAAGCAAGGCAATCTCTTAACGGCATACTGTGTGCCAAAATTTATAACGGAAGGTAATGTAAAGGTATACTGATGGACCCGATTAGCGCGATGGCTACCGCATCTGCCGCATTTGGAGCGATAAAGAAAGGGTTCCAAGTAGGCCGTGATATTGAGTCGATGGCGTCTGACCTGTCTCGCTGGATGGGTGCCATGTCCGACTTGGACATGCTGGAGAAAGAGGCTAAGAATCCGCCTATATTTAAAAAGTTGTTTGCTGGCAAGTCTGTAGAACAAGAAGCGATGGAAACATTCGCTGCTAAACAAAAGGCTGAATCACAGCGCAGAGAGTTACAACAGTGGATTGGATTAACACTTGGTAAATCTAAGTGGGACGAACTAGTTCGTATGGAAGGGTCGATTCGTAAGCAACGCCAAGAAACTTTGTATAAACAACGACAACGCCGTCGTAAGTTTGTAGAGATCGTAGCGTGGATAGTCATGGTTACGTTTGGTATAGGTCTTCTTTTTGGTTTTGTTTTGTTTCTCAAGGGGGTAGCTGCCAACGCAGAAACGTGGCCTGAGTATGTAACGTGCAGACTGAAGGGATCTCT